TGTGGCGTTGAACGTCGCCACATCGATGATATACTGCCGGTCCGCCGCGTTGAAGGCATCAAGGCTGTCAAAATCCTCGATGTTCGGCGCGGCGGGCGGTCCGGCCGGTGCAGCCGGCGCGGCGGGTGCCGCTGGGGCTGCCGGGCCGGCGGCCTGCATGCCCTGGAAGTAGGCAACCTGCTCCCTGGCGGCCTGCAAGTCCGCTTCTGCTTTCTGGCGTTTTTCCCGCTCCGCTTTGACCGCTGCGACCGGCACAGTTGCCGGTTCGGGCGGTTCGGCGGCTACGGGTGGAACGGCAGGCGGCTCGGCGGGTGCAGCCGGAGGAGTGGTTGCGGGCGCACCGCCAGCAGGCGGCTCATCGGGCGTGCGGCATATCATGCGGTCTTTCAGTCTACGGAACATCATGGTGGATCTCCTTTTTGTTGCTCGCCCATTACAGGGTGGCGGCCCCTTAAAGTGCGCCCGTAGCCCGGCGGCGGCTTGTTGCTATTTTTTCTTTACCGGCGGTAAGACCGGAGGTTTAACTTTAGGAGGTGGTGCCATGCCTGACTTAACCATCATCTTGGAAACCTGCGGTGTTTTCGGTCTGCCCATACTACCCTCCTATTTGTGGCGGTCCGCCCTGTGGCGGCCCTGCCGGTACGCCGTGCAGTTCGGCCAGAATACTCAACACCTCTTTGCGGACTTCCGTCTCGTCGCTCTTTAATTCCTTGTACATTTTGATCAACGCCACCTTAGTTTCCAACAGCCCTTTATTTTGCTTGATACTCTCGGTTTTCGCTTTTTGCAGCACCAACTGCATCTGCGGCGGCACGGGCGGCGGCGGGCTCGGCTCTTCGCCGGGCTGCGGCTTGACCATGCCGGGGGGAAGCAGCTTGCGCAAGCGGTCGGCCAGCACATCGGCATCCTTGAAGTCGGAGTTTTTAACGATCAGATCGGCGGCGATACCCATCTGCTTGGGCAACGCGCTGACCAGCCGCAGCATGGCCTCTGAAGACTCGGCCCGCTGCGTGGCGTAGGACGGTCCGACGGTCACCCGGACCGCGTACCGGCCCATGGAGATGTCGTTGAACTTAGTGTCGGGGCCGTGCTGCTGCATGGCGGCAATCAGCCGGGTGGTGTTCATGCCGCGGTACCGGTCCGGGTTGGCCTTGATGGCCTTGATGGCATCCGCAACGGTCGTATTGATCGGCACCCAGGCTTCCGTGTCGTCGATATTGCGCAGTCTGACATCCCGCTGCGTGTCATACAGCGTGGGGATCATCTCGTTTTTGATACGAGCGCCATGCTGTATGCCCCGCGCCAGATTGTCGATGTAACTGAACGTGCGAATGTCGCCGGGCTTCTGGCGGGCGTTGATGGCGGCCCCGGTCCGCTCCGGTCCGGCGGCCCCCAGGTCGGTCTTGTTCATGCCGATGGCGGAATCAAACAGGCTGAGCGAGGTCTGCAGCTGAGTGAACAGCGCCGTGGGAATCTGCCCTGGCCCCTGACGCATCGGCGGTGGGGCGGGCACACCACTCTCCACGTCCATGTTGTACATGAGGTAGGGGTAGTTCTTCGTGTTGGCGTTGGCGTAATCCTCTTTGAAACCCTCGAACTGCTTGGGCGTGCCGACCCACGGCGCTTTGGGCTCCAGGGCGATCCGCTCGGCGCAGCTGGTGAGCCAATAATTTACGCTTTTGGCTGGGTCTTTGGCATTACGGACTATCCCGCTGACGTACCGCTTGCCATCCACATTGGTCCGGTTGCCGGTGATTAGGATGATCGGAATGTACCGACCAGGAAACGCCTCACCCTTGACGCCGTTCTTGCTGAGAATACCGGCGGCGGTCAGCTTATAGTGCTTGACGGTGGTGATCTCGGTTTCCCGCTTGCGGACTATGCGCGGCAGCGGCGGTGCGGGCGGTGCGGCTGGCTGCACAGGTTGAGGAGCTGCCATGCCTGGAGGGGAAGCAGGTGGAGCGTTCAACCCGGCCTGTGCAGCCATCTGTGGGCCGCTCAGCAGCTGCGCCTGCGCTGCGGCGGCCTGGCGGGCCTTCTCAATCAGCTCGTCGGCGTCCTTCTCGGCCAGTACCGTGCCGTCGTCCAGCTGGCACATCATCCGCTTTTCCATCTCGCGGACGAAATACTCGCAGACCGTTATAGTGTCCTCGTCCCACCAGTTCTCATAGGTCAGGCCGTCTTTTTTCAGGCTCTCGCTGGGATCTTCGGCGTTCGGGTATTTCTCCTCGAACTCGGCGCGGGGCACCTTGTGGCGGATGAAACCCCAGTTCGCGTCGGAATAGATCGGGCATGTCGCATCCGGGTCCATCACGACGGTAAACGGGTTTTCAATCAGTTCGTCATACATCTCCTGAACGAACGGGTTTTCCTCGCTCGGCCGGGTAAGCACACGCCAGGCACCATAGCCGCAGGTCGTATTCATCTTGCCCGCTTCGACGTAGATGTAATCGCTGTTGGACTGGTACTCGGAGTCGGAGATGATGCCCTCGCGGATGCGGGCCATGTGAACGTCGGCCGCCGAGTCGTCGGGATGCACTTTGGCGCGGGGGCGGTTGTGGCGGATGTCACCAACCACCTGTTCGATGTACTGGGGAAAGAGATTGAGAGTGAGGTAGGGGCGGCCATCCGCCTTGCGGTCGTTGATGGTGCCCTGGTTCCACTGTTGCGGATCGCCGGGATTGGAGAATTTCAGGTCGTCTATGGCCGCATCGCGGTTGTGCTTGTCCGCTTTGAGCCCTTTGTTAAGCCTTTTTACGGCTTTTTCGATGAATTTTTTTTCCTCTTTGGAGACAGGCAAAATAAAAGCCCCTTGAGATGGCTCCCAGGAGGCTTGTTTGCGCTCTGGCTTCAATTCGCCGGGCTGCCGGCCCGCGTAGGCCGGTGAGGCGGCAAAAGTGACTATTCGATCAGCTTTTCAAGTAGCGATACGGTGAATTTCAGCCCTCTGATGAGGACTTGAATTATTTTCTTGCTGTCGTCGGACATTTGGGGCCAGTTAGAGCATAGGTGGCGGCGGATGTCAAGAATTATTTTCGCACCGTTATCTCACTCTGCTCGTAATACGGCCCCGAGTCGTACTGATTACCCTGCGGGCCGTCGGGTAGCACACCCGCCACGTCCACCTCACGCATGAACAGCAGCTTTTCGCCCTGGTAATCGACCCGGATGCCCTTCCCATGCTCATAGAGCACCGTGTCACCGGGTTGCAGCTCGGTGGGTTGTAGGCGACCCGTGCGCGGTGAACGGGCACCCGGCCCGACGGCCAGCACGGTGCCCTCACAGGGCTTGATGCTGGCGGCCTGGGCGAGCAGCAGGCCACTTGGCAGGGTGGACGGCGGCGCGATGGGCCGGACTATGATTACGTTTTGGATTGGTCTAAGGTTCATCGGTTCGCTCGCCGGGATTGCTTTGCCATCAGTCGGCGTTGTTTCCTGTTACCGGCCGCAAACTTTGACAGCTTGCCGCCAGACGTAAGCGAAACATGCGCTTCCGGCCGGCCTGCCAACACCCGATTGGCTGCAAAAGCCAGTTCGGCGGGTACTACTTCGTATTGTTGGCGTTGCAGATCCTCCATCTTTGCCAACATTACGCTGTCTACCAAATGTCCTGTGTCACAATTCATTGTTTCCTCCTTTTTGGCTGCGAAAGCCGGTCAACCAACCCGATCAGCAGCCGCTCCATGTGTGTGCTGCGGCATTGCGCCACGTCGATCCACGGACAGAAAAATATGTTCCGCAGTTCGATTTCGACCTGATGAATACCACATTCCTCTTCAATCACGTTGATAGCTGCGGCGAGGCGCTGAAATTTCTCTAGGCTCTTGATCTGAATGCCGGTAAGCGATATGACGGGCCGCTGGACCTTCATTCCGGCCTCCCATCGGCCCGTTCGCCGGTATTTGGAATGACTTGCACAACCCGGTCATCCCAAAGTTCGAGCATCAAATGATCCTTTTCATGGGTTATTTCCAAAACGCAGCCGACGTGATGCCCGAGCCAGGTTTGGATAACCTTGCGACAAAAATCCGCATCATTTTTGGCTGGGGAAACCCGTGCGGTCATAATTTTGACTCGTTTTCCCTCTTTTATCCATTGATCGACACGCTGTAGCATTTTCGGAATCGGCTCACCAATATGCTCCGGGCCGATCCAACCGTTGTACTTTGCCAGCGTGCCGTCAAGGTCCACACCAATCCAGCCGATGCCGTGCGCACCGTGCGTGTCACCCATTATCTGCCTCCGTCGCCCGCAATGCCGCCTGCCAGGCGTCTATCAGCGAGCCGGGCAGCGGGTTCAGTACCACGGCGTGCCCTCCATCGTCCAGCCGGGCCGCCAGTATGTACGTGGAAATTATGAACTGCTCGAAGTTTACCAGCGTGGCAAACGCCTCTTCGGCGGTGAACGACTCACGGTGGATATTTTTAGGCATGCTCACCCCCATACCACATGTTGTACGCTTCACAGAGCACTCCGCAGTCCTCAACTATCGGGGGAGTGTGGCGGCCCTGTTCGGGATCAAGCTCGTCTAGGTACACACCTTTGATAATGGAGAAGCCGATATCCCGTTCCATTTTCGATCTGGCTGCGAATACCTCGGGGAAGTCTACCCGAATGTGGTTCCAGTAACCCATCCCTGCCTTAACACAGCCAATGCAGTTGTTGTTGTTGTAACCCAAGTCGTACATTTCGGGCCGTTTTATGCCTGCCGCAGCGAGGATTTGGTGGGCCATCGTTTTGTCTATTCCCGCGTCGATCAATGGGAACAGGTGCTCGTGATCTGGCATGGCCTGTCGATTACGTTCCGCCCGCTCTTTCTCATGCGGACTGCAATCCAATCCCCAAACGATCCGCATGTTGCCTGCGTTTTCATACTCAAATTTCAATCGCAGCAGTCTTTTCAGATGTTTTGTACAGACGGCACCACTGCGGGGTGATCGGATGAAGTTTTGCGCCCGACAGACCTCTTCCACGGTACGGTATTTGGACTGCCACACTTCGATGGGTCTGTCATACCATCGCTCACAATCCTTTAAAAACCGCATAGTGTCGGGGTGCTGGTCATCGATGTGCATGTAAATCAGTCGATCAACCTGGCCAATCACCAGTTTGATAGCAACTGCAGATGACACTCCGCCCGAAATGTACGCAACAGTCAACATACCAAACTTCCAATAAGCAGCCCCGCTGCAAAACTTACCCATGATACTACTAAGTCAAACCAAGGAAATGCGCTCATCGGAATGCTGCCTCCATCATCTGCTCCGTGCTATAAACCCTCTGGCAGCAGGCGCACACCCACCTGACGGCCCGCCCACGCCGCAGGATGCGCTTGCCCAGCTTCGGCCTGTCGGTATGGCAGACCGCGCAGTGCGTCACGCCGCGGCTCATGTAAGCCGCCGGGCTGCTGCTTTCGCTCCGCCTTGGGCTTTTACCCAGCAGGAAAGCAGCCCCTTCGGCTCCAAATCGGTCAGAGCCTTTTCCAGCCGATCGTGATGTTCTTGGCACAGACAAGCCCACTGCTTGCCTTGACGATCAAGCTGCGGGTGCAGTGCTTCGGCTTGGCAGTCTACCCATGTGCAGGCTAACATGTCAGCCCGCCCTGTTCGTCGTACTGCCGGACCGCCTGAGTAGCGCGCAGGATGGCCCGCTTGCGCTGTATCTTGCAGTAGTACAGTCTGTTCTCAATCTGATTCAGCTTTTCAACCCGTTTGTCCGGCGGTGTACCGAACGCGCGACTATCGAATTGCCATTGTTGTAGTGCCATACGCTGCTCCTCCATCATTGCCACACCCCCTGAATTTCCCGCAGTTCTGTGATCTGCGTGTTGCGGCACGTTACCCGGCAGACTGCGGCCCGCTGACGGGCATCGTGCTGCTGGCGCGGCTGTCCCCAACCACCATAATACTGTGCGTCAAACTCCGCCCGTTGGTTCGCCGCAGCGCGATACCGCCTGATTGCCTCTCCCTGCATCTCTTCGGCCCATTGACTCATCCGAAATCTCCCCTTACTCGACCGCGGGCCGCCATGGCGGCGGTGACTGACTGCGCCTGCGGCTTGACGATCTGCGTTGTGAACAGTTTGGTAGCGGTGTACTGGTAGGCGTCCGACACGTCGGCGTACTTGTCCTTGTGCGGTTCGGTCTTGTACACGCCGCTGTTGCCGATCTCCTTGCGATGGTAACCACCGTTGAAGCCGTCGATGATAAGCGTACAAGATGGATCAACCAGCATCATGGGTCGCCCGCTCTTGACAATTAGCCGGCTGGCGACTGCCTCCCGGCGGACCGTCGGCGTTTGCACACCAAACTCCCAGTCAAACGAAGCACCCTGCTCGTTGAAATATTTTTTCATCCAATCCAGCGCGCTGCCTTTGGTCGGGTCTACCCCCCGATTGCGGCACGCTGGGTCCACCTGATCGCGGAACTTAGCGCCATGCAGATTGTCTTTGCACCAGAGATGCACCCATTCGGTAAAGTCGGTGATGCCCAAGTCCTCGTGCCAGAACTCTTGCAGCAGGCACCATTGCAGCTGCGAATTGAGCTGGGAGATCACACAGGCGGGGTGGAGCCCTGTGTTGTCCCAGCCACGGTGAAATATCTTGCCGCTGTCGGGCGGTATTGGCCCGTGCGCAACGAATGATTTTTCCACCCACTCGGGAAATACCAGCTTGCCTTTGTACGTCATGCCCCACTGGCCCATGACCAGCGTTTTAAGCATGTCAGGCCGGTCGGCAAAGTCGATGGCCATGTTTTCGTAGTAATCCTCAGGCAGATTGTGCTTGTTTTCCTCTTGCGTCTGCTCCAGGATGCGGTATTTCAGCTTGGTTTTAGCCACAAAATCGAGATGCAGCCAGTGGTCCCGGTTCGGGTAGTTGGTGGTGAGCAGCACTTGACGAGGGCCGGTGAACGGATCGCGTTCGTCGGGTTGATCCTTCTTCGGCGGGTACCTGAAACGGCCCATGAGGCCGGTCATAATGATGCGGGGGATCTCTTTGGCTTCGTCAATGTGCGCTCCGGTGAACTCGCTACCGAGCAGCTTGCGGACATCGTTCTCATCGTCCAGGGCGCGGAAACAGATTTCGATTTCCCGGTTGTCGATCCGGTAGGTTGCGTCCCGGTCGGTCATGTGGTAGCGGCCGTTGAACTCTTGCGGGGGAAACCAGTCGAGATACGCCTTGATGGTGGAGTCTTTGAGCTGGCCCATGGTGTTCCGGACAACGGCGAAGCGAGTTTTTCGCTTGCCGCTCTTGTCCGGCAGCACCCACTTGCTCATCAACATGATGATTTTGAACGCCGCGGCGGTCGTCTTACCCGTTCCAAACGGGCCGATCAGCAGCAACGCCCGGCTCTCCCGGTCCTCCAGAAAGTCCATGGTGACGGGGCCAGGGTTGTACTTGAGGTGGAAGGGTTCGGGGGCTTTAGCCACGCCGGGCCTCGGCTGGCGGTGCGGCGGACTGTCGCATGTGCCCCACCAGATTGGCAGCTAAAACATGCAACTGGTGGGCTACGAACTCAATATCAGTGCCGGGTTCCAGTATGACGTTGTAATCCCAACCATCCGAAAACTCGGCCCGCAGGTACGTGCTGGCGGATTTGCAGACCTCGATACGCGTGAGCGTCAGTTTTGCAGCCATATTACCCCCTCGCGGCCCGCTGTTCGTAGCACGCCGCATTGATTTGCTCGGCTATGCTGTCACGTACCTGCTCTTCCTCACCGATATTAACCGGTATATCGACCCACCGGTTCGGTCCCAAGCTGACGCGCACGTTGCAGCCGTTAAGGTCACACACCACGCCGTCTACTGTGGCCGGGTTGACAAATTGCCCGTTTGGCAGTTGGATCAGCATAGCATTCGCTCCTTCAGTTCTTCGATCTGTCGCGCCGCTTCGTCATAGATTGCTTTCCATTCGGGCCGCCACGCAGGCGCCATGGAGCTAAGTTGCCCGTCGGACTGCATCATCAGGCGTGGCTGCGCTCCGAGGTTATAAGCTTCGAGCATGATTCGATGGAATGGCGCACTGGCACGCAAGAAGTCCTCGACCCGCTGCTTGGCGGCCTGCGGTGTCAGCGGACGAGGTGTGAGTGCCATGGCGGCGGTGGTCACATGCCCTCCGCATTGCGCCGTTCTGCCGGGCATGGTGCTTGCGACCGGCTGCGGCCCGCTTCGTCGATCCACCGGCCCACCAGCTCACTGACTCCGGCAAGTCCTTGTTCAGCCACCATTATGCGGAGCCATCGAGCCTGAGCCGGCGATATGAACACGCTCACTTTGGTCTTGCCGCTCGGGTCGGTCATCGGTTGCTCCCTTCGGACTGCCACTGCGGGCAGTGTGTCACGTTGTCATCCGGGCCTTCAAATACGGGCTCACTTACGCATGTGGCAAATTCCAGTTTGCAGCTGTCGCATAGGTTTACGGCCTGCGGTGTGGCGGTGTTCGGGTCGGTCATCTGATCCCCCCCCTATACTGTTAATGGTCGCAAGCGTATCAGCGGTGCAGCGGGTTGTCAAGAATTATTTTTGCAGTCCGTCAGCGTGTCGGCGCGGCGGATTGCGGTCCGTCGGCGCGGCTACCCGATAAATTTCATGTACATGGCTTTTTTCGCTTCCGAGTTCATGCCCAGGTAGGCGTAGGTAGTGCCCATGCTGGAGTGGTTGAGGCCGTCGGAGATCAACGCCAGGTCGGTACCGGAGTGATATTGCAGGAAAGCCCAGGTTTTTCGCAGGGTGTGGCTTCCGTAGTGGCCGCGCAGACCGACTTCTGAGCACCACTTTTTGACGAGGTGGTTCAGGCTGCTCACAGTCATCACCGTGCCCCCTTTACGAGAGGGGAAGAGCAGTTGCCCACGCTGGGTGATGCCCGCCGACGCGCAGTATTCAGCCAGTAGCTTCCCTAATTCCGGGCTGAGATTGATGTTGCGGATCTTCTTCGTTTTGCGTTCCCTCACTACGATTTTTTCCTGTTCAAAGTCGATGTTGCCGTAGGTGAAGTTGAGTAGATCGCTGGCCCGCAGATTGGTATTCACCCCCAGGGTGAACAGGGTCAGGTTGCGCAACTCTCCTCGCAACGAGTTCCGTACCATAATCACATCATTCATGGTGCGGATCGGGTCTACGGCTATGATGCTGCCAGATTTTGGGCGGTTCGTCATGGTTGCACCTCCTGCCCGACAGCTTATCATTCCGAATAGCAAGTGTCAAGACTTCTTTTGTGATTGGCTTACAGATAATTTTCCGAAAAATTTTCAGAATGGCGGTTTGCCGGTACATACCGAGGGGGGGAGGTCGCATGCGCGTAGGTAACTCTACGGCTGGGCGAGCAGCCGCAGCAGCGATCAATCCAAAATGGTCAGGCCCCCCGGTCCGGGGTGAAATTCGAGAATTTCACGGCCTGGCTGGCGGTCCGACGGCTCGAATGCCAAGCAAGGCAAGTAGTTGATATTCGTATACCAATAATTACAGGTAGTTAGCTGTCGGGCTGTCTATCCGTGGAGTTATCCACAGGCTGCGGCGCTCCTGAAGCTGGCGCCGCGGCGGGCTGGATCAGTCACCATCGAGGAGGTTAGACAGGCGGCCCGCCTCGGTGTGAATCACTACGCCCTTAACGTTAATATCCTGCTGTACCTTGTCTCCGTAGGTTTCGCGGTCGTAGCAGGCTGCCAGCTTCATGCGGATTTGAGCCTGTTTGTCGGCCTTTTGGACCTGCGGCATGCTCTCCGTGGGTGCGTCGTCGAGGATTTGCACGGCATTGCTGGCTAAAACCGTTGCCTGGTCCGTGCGTGCGTCCGCGATAAGTTGAGCGAACTCCGGCCGCCGGCGTCGCCAGTCGCATAGTGTAGTGAAGCTGGGTAGGTGTGGCTCTCTGCAGATATGCGTTAATAGTTCCCCGTTGCCGGTCCGCTCTATGATTTCCGCGGCTATCATCTCGTTATAGTCAGTCGGTCTGCCGGTCTGCGCTCTGTAGGCTTGAATAAAAGGGGCTATGGTTTCTTGATTGATAACTGGTAAACTCGCTCCTGTGGTCATCATAGCGGTCCGCCTCCTCGTCGGGTGGTCACATTATTAGCGCGCAGCGGCGGGTTGTCAAGTACAATCATTACATGCGGGTTTTCATATACGCCGAACTACCCAAAACGATTTGGGTACTGATTTGTCAAGCGGGTTGCGGGTTTGCGGATGTTGACTGAAAAACACGAAAATTTTTCACTCTCTGGTTTACTAGACTATCAGATATTATTCTGTATGTATGTATATTATGTATTATTACATTACACATACAGAATACTAATATTCTACTCTACTCTTCTACTACTAATAATTATAAAGTAAGGAGTATTGAAGTAAAAAGGGTTAAAGTATTGAAATGATAGGCGCTATTTGTACTCGACTTTTTTGGGTAGTTCGGAGTATTTGTGTAACCGCTCCTATCGCGGTTTTACGGTTTTATCTTGACATCTGCGGCGGTCTAATTTATTTTTATATGTAATAAGTAGTATATTAAGGAGGTAATTGATTATGAAACTAAGAGGCATGCGACGGGTTATCGGTAAGAATGAACGTGGGTGGGATGTATTCAGTGATTTACCATTATCAAAAGAAGAAGCGGAAGCGGAAGGGGTAGCACAATATCAACCGTCTCCTCCTCCGTTCTGTACTATTTGCAGGATGACACATACCATTTACACAAAGACCGGGATAAAGCATTGTTGTGGTGATCGTAATGCAAATAACGCCTGGTTCCTGGCAAAGCTGAATAATGAACCACTAAGCCCTGATATGGCGACGGCTCAAGGTAAAGATTATTACTGGCGCGCTCCGAAGGGGCTTTATTGTGGCCATATCGGCAAAAGAACTTTAAAGGATGAGTGCTATATCTGTGCTGAGGATAAAGCGGCGGGCAAGCTGGTTATCAGTCCGCGTCAAGCTGCCTTGGCGGCGGGTGAAAAATGGTATTCGCCTGTTGATGGTGAATTGTGCAAGGCTGGGCATTATGCCCGGCGGCGGGTCATCAATGGATCTTGTGAACAGTGTGAAATTGAAGCAGGCAAGCGGTCTGCGGAACGTGATCTGCCAATTAATAAACAATACCCGGAAATGGTATTAGAGTATGAGCATGCTAAAGCGATGGACTTTACAGTCTACCGGACCGGTGAACCGTGCCGGGCTGGTCATACTGACTGGCGATATGTCTCAACGCGTAATTGTCTGGCCTGCATGGGGCGGTGATGAGTGGCCCGGCGGCTCGCTGTGTGATGGTGTGGCGGGCTGCCGGGCTTGGGGTGGGTGGGGACGGTTACAGGCGAGATCCGCCGGGGCGTGTGTTTACCCTGTCAAGCGGGTTGGGTGTCGGCGCGTCGGTAATTATCCAGTTCGGTTTACTTCCCAGCGGTGCTATGTTCCAAAACCATTTGCCGGGTGGAAGTTTGGTTTTTAGCATTTGTTTGCTCGTCATTTTGTCGGCTCCTCTCCTCTGCGGCCCGGCCGCAAGGGTTTGCTCTCCAGCTGTCCACTGTTAAGTGCTTCTTTAATAAGATCGGCCCGGCGAATCAGCGCGTTTGCTTTCCGTCTCATGTCGGCTGCCTCGTCTGCCAGTTCGTAAGCCTCTCCGTGATTGGTGCGGATTGTCATTGTTATGTTGTCGGCCTGGATGGTCACAAAATGGCCTTGCGGCCTGACGTCGTGGGTTACTATCATGGCTGGGTTGCTCCTCTCTGCCCTGCGCAGGCTGTCAATGTGTCTGTCTCATGTAACTGCGGATCGTGGCGTGTGCGTCGTGTTTTGCCCGGTTCCAAAATATCCGAGCAGTGTCGAGGTTCGGAAGCTCATGCCAGTAATAAATAAAATCCTGCAGCTGTTCCCTGAATATTTCTGAGATGAGCAAGCGGCGGCCCGGCGGGCTGACGGTGTATGCCGGTGGCGGGCTGCCTCCGGTCCATGCTACGCGGGGCGGCTTTACTGTGTCTGCGGTGCGTCTCATGGCGTGCCTCCTTTTCTCCATGCGATAAACAGCCAAAGGATGAGGGCGGATATAGCGCTGAGTTCAGCCATGGCTAATAGCCCTCCGTTTCTTCGGCGTCGTCGCCTTGGTTGTGCTCTTCCTGGCGGCGCTCCTCTTCTATCTCGGCCTGGTACTCGCGTTCCTGTTCAGCTGCGGCCTCGGCTATGCTGTCGGCTGCCCGGGCGGCTTCTATCTCGTCGGTGTAAATGTCTCCATCAATCGAGCTGGCCATACCTTCGCCCATACTCCAGCCGGCTAACATGCGGCCGTGCGGAAGGTAAATTACAACGCCGCGGATCTTCTCTGCGTCTCCGTACTCGTCGCTATACCAACCGGTATGGCGGATACTGGCGCCGGATATTTCGTCGGCCCATTTCCAACGGTTGGGGCTGCCGTGGTTGTCAAGGTAAAATCCTCGGCCTGGGTGCGGTCCGGCGGTCAACGGTTTTGGAGCATGATAATATATGCTGCGGCTCGTTCGCTTGTCGTATTTACTGGAGCGGCGGATTTCCGGGATGTAGCGCGGAAAGTTGAAACCAGCAAAAGTAAATTCTATGGGTAGCGGTGTCATAGTGGTTGCTCCTCTCTGCCGCGGTGCGGCGGTCTGGTGGTTAGCGGTAAAATTTAGCGGCCGGAAATATCCGAGCGGCTTGCTGCTTGGCGTGCCGGCGGTCGTCGGCTCTGATAAACATCTCCTGGCTGTACTCCGTGTCGGCTTCGGTGTCAAATGCTACATACAAGGGTTGGCCGGTTCCCCAGTAGGCGCCTCCGGGGTCATATCCGCCGGCGTTGATCGGCACGCGCTGTAGGTGTAAGCGGGTGACGGCTGCGGCCTCGGCTGTCTCGTCGCGACGGCCCATGTTGGCGCCGTATTGGCTGTATGCTTTGGTGTAGTGATAGTGGCTCATGGTGTGCGGTCCTCCTTTGCGGCGGGTTCCCACAAAAAACCGGCGGCTTCCATGTCGGCCCGGAATGCTGCGATTAGAGCGGGCAAGCGGGCTGTCAGTGCGGCGGTTAGCGTGTCGCGGTCTGCGGATAATTCTGCGTCGGTAGCTTCGGGCCAAACGGCTGAGGATCGGGCGTGGTCCAGCGCGCGCGGTTTGCCTTTCCCCTGATGGCATAGCGGGACATAACGCAAGATTGCTGTTTCGGTCGGCTGCGTGTCGCTATCGATATACTGCGGCAATTTCTGAGTCGGTTCTAAAATCCAGCATGGTAAACCGGTCCGGCCGTTTTTGATCTGCTTGGTTTCGCCTTCTAGCAGTCCGTTAAAATCGCGGTCTGAAGCGTGGTAAACGGTATTTGCGATATAGTACATGGGTCCGGTGGTGTCCACGAGATGCCATTTGATAAGCGGGGCGAGCTCGGGAAAAATGCGGGCTATTTCTTCGTGCATGCATCCGCCGGCGGCTATGTCTTTGTGGCGGCGTGATTCTGCGGTGTAAACGCTGGCGGTGATACTAAATGTTTGGTGCCCGTTCTGGCATTCGTCGTCAAACCTCATTTCGACGTGCATTATGCCGTTGGTACCATAACCAGAAATTGCCCGGCCGCCGCTCCGCCATTTCTGATTACGGTGTACCAGATTGCCTCTGACGGCCTGCGGCTCGTGGATCGTGAACATGCGGCCGGATACTCCATTAATGCTGTGCTCGTGTTCCGGTATTGGGTAGTTCATGGTGTCTGCCTCCTGGCCGGGCGTGCCGGCGGTTAAATCAGCGTTAAAATTATCAGTCCGATGACTGTGTAAATTGCGGCTTCCCAGCATGCGGCGCGGTCCTCGGCTTCGGTTATCGCGTCGGTGATGCGGCGGTCAAGGCGGGTGTAGGCGGCTATCAGTCTGGCGGTGCGGGTCATTTCGTCGGGCCTCCTGTTAGGTTACTTGCCAGTAAAATAAGTTCAATAATTAACTTCTCCAGCGGTTTCCCTTCGGCTGCGGCTCGGATCTTAAGCTGGCGGTGTAGCTGCGCGGGTAAGTGGCGGATGTTAAAAGTGGTGGTCTGGTCGGTCATGGGGTGCGGCTCCTTTCTATTTAATATTGTCTAGCACGTAAAACGCGTATTGCTCGGGGTCCATGTTCTGCGTTTCCGGGCGTTTTGCAAAGTCGGCAAATTGGCGGGCAATTGTGGCGGTCCGGCGGCCGATAAAAGATTGCATTTCGTCCGGCGTGTCAACTATGGTTTTTCCGCTGGCGGATACCACAAAATTAAACGGGTAGAAAAACCATTTACTGCCTAAGTCGTTACAATATTCCCATGCGGTTTGTACGTCCTCAAAGT